TTACAATGCTAACATTTTAGACTCAGGAACTGCTAATTATAGTGCTCTGGGTCGAGTAAGTACAGCAGCTTCAAGCACTTGTACATGGCTTGTAATAAACTCAACACTTACTTATGCGACAACAAATGGTGTTGAAGCAACTGTACCAATGACATGGACAACCAATGACACTTATGAGCTTAGCGGAAGTTATGAGGTAGCGTAATGTTTCAATTCAATCCAGAGTTTCCAGATGCAACAAATGAGCAAAAATGGGATCAAATAAAGTTATGGCGCAATGCCCAACTTGCTGCTTCTGATTGGACAATGCACACAGATGCTCCAACAGATAAGGTTAAATGGGCTGCATATCGTAAAGCATTACGCGATCTACCTGCTCAAGGTGGTATTGCAGATGCAGCCGAGTTTCCTGTTGCACCAAATGGAGACTAGTTACAACGGCTGGCCTGCATCTAAGGAGCAGGCCGAGATAGACGTACAGTCTTATCTTGTGCCAGGAACAGATCGTAAGCTGCGCTGTGCATCTGCCGTAGCGCCTTTGTTAATTGGCTTTGCCTCAGAGTTTCACCAGCTAATAGAACCAATAGATGCAGGTACTTTTGACGATTGGGGCTATGCCTACAGGATGGTTAGAGGCAACCCTACAAAACTATCGTGTCACTCATCCGGCACAGCCATAGACCTAAACGCGACTAAGCATCCGCTAGGCACTTACGACACTTTTCCAGCAGAAAAAGTACCTATGATCCGGGCCCTGGCTAAAAAATATGGCCTCAAATGGGGTGGCGATTTTAAGACGCGCCCGGATGATATGCACTTTGAGATAAATCTTAGCCCTGCAAAGGTTGCAGAGTTAATTACAAAACTTGGGCTAGAAAAGAGCAAAAATGAGTGACATACAACAAGCTAATATCCCTGCAAGTACAGTAACGCTTTTGGCCTCAGCTGCAAGAACTACTACAGCGGCAGGTACAGCGGTTACAGGTTTTGCAGCTGCACGACAATTAGTTTTACAACTACAAGTAACTGCAGCTAGTGGCACCGCGCCTACCTTAGATGTAGTAGTACAGGACAGCGTAGATGGTACTAACTACAACACCATAGCTACCTTTACACAAAAAACTGCGGTAGCACGTGAGGTAATAAGAGTAACAACAGCTTTTACAGACAATTTAAGAGTAAATTACGAAATTGGTGGAACAACACCATCTTTTACTTTTAACGTTATTACTTGGGCGGACTCAAATTGAGCGCGCAAGTTAAGGCAGCCGGCCTGTCATATCTGCGCGCAGCTGTGTCGTGCGTAGCAGCTTTATATCTTAGCGGTATTACTGATCCTAAAGTCTTGGCCAATGCTTTTATAGCAGGCCTAATAGGGCCTTTGTTAAAAGCTCTAGCGCCTAATGAAAAGCAGTTTGGCATAGGGGCTAAGTAAATGGACGCGCAGGCATGGGTAGCACTTGTAGTGGGCCTACTGGCTATCCTGTCTGCGCTCTATGCCGCTCTACGCTTTCTTGTTAAGTCAATACTAGCTGAGCTACTGCCGGACAATAACGGCGGCCATAATCTGCGAGGCCGCGTAGATCGCATAGAGGTCAAGGTAGATAAGATTTATGAGATGCTTATCGAGGCTAAATTAGCGCGCTAGCGTGTCGCACTTGTATTTTGTCAGAGGCTAGCCCCATACTATTACTACAAACGCTGAGTGGGCTAACTCGGATAGTAAGCACACTCGGCCTTACGTTAGGGGCTAAGTATGAACAGTTTAGATTTTTTAATAGCTTTAACACTAGCTGGTTTAGTGTGTAGTTTTGTGGTTGTAGGTTATCAAATTGGCTATAAGCATGGACATGGCGAGGGCTTTGTTAGAGGCCGCAATATTGCTAAGGCGCTACGAGATGCAGAGCTAACAAAATGAGTAACTTTTTAGAGGGTTACGAGGACGTAAACGCACGCATTATCCGCATAAGAGCTGAATACCCTAGCCTGCGACTAATTGCATATATTGAGGATATAGATATAACAAAAGGTTATGTACTTATTAAGGCTGAGGCCTACAGAGAGTACGAGGATTTAGTGCCAAGCGCAGTAGATTATGCGTATGAGGTGCGATCAGATCGTGGCGTAAACCAGCATTTTTGGGTAGAAAACGCAGTTACAAGCGCCTACGGCAGAGTTATTGGGCTGTTAAGTCCCGGCGGTATTGCTCGCAGTACAAAGCAGGATATGGAAAAGGTAGAGATGCTATCTGCTAAAGATGCAGCGCCGGATAACACCGATTTTTGGGCTACAAACCCGGCAGCTGCTGCTATTCCAACCCTGGCACAAGCTGTAACTACACTAGCTGAGACAATGGTGGCAACAGAGCCAGGTGTGCCTAGCTGTAATCATGGGCCGCGTGTATGGCGATCAGGCGAAAAAAACGGCAAAGCCTGGGGAGTATACGGCTGTAGCGAAAAGGTCAAGGCTAACCAATGTGCGCCATTTTGGTATATGCAGACAAGTACAGGCTGGAAGCCACAGCTATGAGCGATTATGTAGAGCTGACAGACGTAAAAACAATGATGGCTACGCTGTTTAAGGACGGCGTAGCTGTTAGCACGTACAAGATGGAAAAGTGCGATAGATGCTCAGGCATACGACAGTTTGACAAGGCTGGCTATGTTAAAAGCGATCCAGCAGAGCTTATGGTGTGGTTTTGTCAGGAGTGCAGATGATCGCAGTCAAACTAAACCCGGCTCAAAAAGTATTAGCTTATTATGAGGGTCTAGATAGGCACAAAGGCTATATAGACAGACAAAAACAAAACACGCAGCATATACACAAGACTAAAAGCGTAAGTAATGACAAAAATCTACAAAGGCAAGTGTTAGCTGTAGGGGCTGAGATCGCTGTGCATAACTATTTTGGCTTAGATTTTGTAGCATATTCTAGGCCTGTTGCAGATGTAGGCACAAACATAGAGGTGCGACACAGTCCACGATGGCAGGATCTTGTTATAAGGCCCGGCGATAAAGATACACATTACGCTGTGCTTGTCTATGGCGATCTTGACGAGTATTTTCTAGTAGGTTTTATGCAAGTTGCACAGGCTAAAACTTTTGTTTACACAGTAGAGCAAAACTGCTGGTGGATTACACAAAATAACCTACGAGCCATGTTTGATTTAACAATAATAGGAGATAGAGCCTATGAGCGCGTTTATTCGTTTTGAGTGCCGTAAGTGTAAAAGGGTTACAGATCAGCTTGAGCGCATAGTGACAGATAATCTGCCGCCTAACGTCAAAGTCCTTCAATGCACCAGGTGTGGGGTTATGGGCGTGTGCCTATTAGAAAGCTATACAGAGGCTTGAACAACCTATGAACAAGTTAGGTAATTATTCACAGGGTTATCCACAAGTGCCTGTGGACAAAGCAACACACCGAGGTCAATCCTTGACAAATAAGCCTATGAGATCGTTATACTTAAAATATATAGTATTTTATAAAGATATAAATAAAGATAAAAATAAATATAAAAACATATTATATAAAAGCGTCATAGCTCTGTTAATAGTGATTTTAACTAACAATCAGACAGTAAGTGCTAATGCAAGTAACCCATCTATAGAGTTATATAAGCTCTTTGCTCACATGCAGCTAGCAGATGATAAGCAGTACAGATGCCTGGTACTGCTATGGCATAAAGAGAGCAAATGGTCTGCTACTGCAGACAACCCTAAGTCCTCAGCCTATGGCATACCTCAGCTGCTTAAGATGACAGAGCGTGATCCATATAAGCAGATATTGTTAGGCCTCAAGTATATTAAGCATAGGCATAAGACACCATGCTTAGCATTAGAGCATCATAAGAAAGGCTGGTATTAAATGGCTAGGGTCAGCGATCCACGCGACAATAGAAGCTACAAGGCCAGGCGTTTACAAGTGTTACAGGCTAATAATTGGTCATGCTACTACTGTGGGCAAGATGCCACACAAGTAGATCACGTGATACCCATAGCCAATGGTGGTGATCCTATGAGTCTTGATAACTTAGTAGCTGCTTGTAAGAGATGCAATCTAAGTAAGGGTAAGAAGCCACAGGCCGTTTTTTTAGCCACAATGGACACCCCTCCTGTCTTTTCAAACTCTTTCTCCCCGAAAACGGCCGTAAGGGTCGTACAAGGCCCCTGTGAGGGCCAGCCAAGCCAAGACCTCAACTAATGGCAGACAAAACGCCACGATCTAGAACTGGGGCAACCCAGCCACGCCTGCAAAACACACCGCTTAAAGGGCTAAGCCGGATAGATGAGGTTGCACAGCTCGCAGAGCTAATAAATGCGCCTTTGCTACCCTGGCAGCGCTACGTCTTGTCCGATATGCTGACAATAGATAAAAATAAGCAGTTCATCCGTAAGACAAACTTAGTTTTATGCGCCCGGCAAAATGGAAAGAGTCACCTAGCGCGGATGCGTGTACTAGCTGGCCTCTTCTTATTTAATGAGCGTAATCATGTCATTATGTCCTCAGCGCGTGCTATGGCGTTGACTACTTTCCGCGAGATCATAGACGCTATAGAACAAACACCCGATCTAAAATCACAAGTAAAACAAATCCGCTATACAAACGGCGCAGAGGCCATAGTCCTAAAGTCCGGCGCTAGATTAGACGTCAAGGCAGCCACTAGAGACTCTAGCCGAGGCGCTACTGCAGATTTTTTATTTATAGATGAGCTACGCGAAATTGACGAGCTGGCCTATTCTGCCGCTATGCCGATTACACGCGCGCGCCCGAACGCGCAAACGCTACTGTGCAGTAATAGTGGAGATAGTTTTAGCACAGTCCTAAATGATCTACGCGAACGCTGTTTAAGCCATCCGCCAGCGTCTATGGGTTTCTATGAGTACAGCGCCCCACAGTTTGCAGCTTTGACAGATAAAAAAGGCTGGGCAGCTGCGAACCCGGCGCTAGGCGTACTCATCACAGAGGCGGCTATAGCCGAGGCCATGACTACACAGAGCGTAGAGCAATTTAGGACAGAGACGCTTTGTCAATGGATAGATAGCCTACAAAGCCCCTGGCCTCATGGCGCGGTTGAGGATGCAAGCGATAACACGCTAAAAATGTCACCTGGGCCGCTTACAGTCTTTGCCTTTGACGTTAGCCCTAGCAAAAGAGACGCAAGTTTGACTATGGGCCAAGTTTTGCCGGACGGCAAGATCGGCATAGCAGTCTTGGAGACATATAGCAGCCAGGTTGCAGTAGATGAGCTAGCCATAGCAGCTAGCATTAAAAAATGGGCAGATATGTACTACCCGCGCGTAGTTTGTTATGACAAGTACACAACAGCATCTATAGCACAGCGCCTACAGATGGCAGGGGTACAAACGCGGGATGTATCAGGGCAGGCGTTTTATACTGCGTGCTCGGACTTTCATAACGCCCTGACTAATAATCGGATACGACATAGCGGCCAAGATCAGCTAGTACAACAGATGGCTAACTGTGCGGCTAAAACTAATGACAGCAGCTGGCGTATTGTCCGGCGTAAGTCGGCAGGGGCAGTAGATATACCTATTGGCCTTGCTATGGTTGTACACGTTCTAGCACAGCCTGTCGGTGAGGTTAAGGTTTACAGTTAGACACGCCGAGACTTAAATGTATCGTTTTGCCTGTGGATAACCTACAATCTTGGCTATGGGGTTACTACAAACGCTTGGCATAACAAAAAGAGATGTAACAGCTCAGTTAATGCCGCCTGTAATGAACGCAGGCTACGGCGTGGGCGTTTATAGTTTTGGTGGCCTATATGGAACAGGTAGCGGCGCACCTTTTATAGATCGCAATATTGCCTTACAAGTACCTAGTGTTGTGCGCTGCTCTAATTTAATTAAAGGCGTTATATCTACACTTGATCTAAAGCTATATAAAAAATCTACAGGCGAACAGCTAGAGTCTCCGTTATGGCTAGATCAACCTGATATGCGCCAGCCGCGTAGTGTCACTATTGCATACACAGTAGATAGCCTTTTGTTTTACGGCGTTGCTTATTGGCGCGTTACAAGTTTGTATGCAGATGATGGCAGACCTAGCGGGTATGAGTGGGTGGCAAACTCTCGCGTCACGGTTACAACTAATCAAGACGGCACGTTAGTAGATACTTACGCCGTTAATGGTGTAGTAACACCTAGCAGCGGTATTGGCAGTATCGTAACTTTTCAGTCTTTATTACCTGGTGTATTAGATACTGGCGCTCGCACAATACAAAGCGCAATAGATGTACAAAAAGCGGCTAGCGTATCTGCTGCTACACCTATGGCTACTTGTGTAATTAAAAATAGCGGTGCAGACCTGCCGGAGGCACAGATTAGCGGTTTACTAGCTGCTTGGAAAGCTGCACGTGCGTCACGATCTACAGCATATTTAACTAGCACTTTAGACGTGCAAAATATTGGTTTTAGTCCTAAAGATATGATGTACAACGAGGCTAGTCAATATCTAGCTACCGAGATAGCGCGCCTTATGAACGTACCAGCTTATTATATTAGCGCGGACATGAATAACAGCATGACATACCAAAATATTTTAGATGGTCGTAAAGAGTTTGTAGCTTATAGTTTGCAGCCTTATATAAGTGCTATCGAAAATCGTTTGTCAATGGATGATCTAACACGTCATGGCAATGTTGTAAAGTTTGCTATAGATGACACTTTCCTACGCGCTGATACAGCTGCACGACTAGATGCAATAGAAAAGATGCTAACACTAGGCCTTATTGACTTAGAACAAGCGATGGAAATGGAACAATTAACACCTAACGGCATAGGAGATACAAATAATGATCTTAACATTTAGCGGTGTTGTACAAGCTGTAGATAGTGGCGAGCGCCGCACTATCGCAGGTAAAATTGCCCCTTATGATGGCGAGATCGGCATGACAAGCGCCGGGCCTATTGTCTTTGCTAAAGGAAGCATTACAGCTGAGGACACAAACAAAGTTAAACTTTTAATGCAACACGATACAGGCCAACCTGTAGGACGCATGGTAAATATGCAATCTACAGAGGATGGCCTGTATGCAAGTTTTAAGATCAGCGCATCAACGCGCGGTAACGATGCAATTTTGCTAGCCCAGGAACAACTTATGGATGGCCTATCCGTTGGGGTTGAGGTAATCAGCTCTGAGCCAAAAAAAGGTTATCTCCTGGTCACAGCGGCAAAGCTGCGAGAGGTATCTCTAGTAGAGTCGGCTGCTTTTCCAAGTGCCGCTGTGCAAAGTATTGCCGCTAGCGAAAGCGAAGCGACAGAGCAAGACAATCCAACCCAACCCGAAAGCGAGGCAGCTGTGACTACAGCCCCTGAAAATCCGAACGAGGATCAAGCCGAGGCTGCACCTGTAGTAGAGGCAGCACGCGCGATTATCCGTCCAAGCGCACTAGATAGCCAGCGCGTCCGTACACCTATTACAAGCATGGGCGCATACACAGAGCACAAGATTAAGGCAGCACTCGGTAACGAGGACTCAAAGCTTTACGTAACAGCTGCCGATGACTCTTTCTCTACAAACCCTGCATTTTCTCCAACTCAGTACCTATCAGAGTTCCCAACTAACACACGTTTTGGCACACCTGCTATTGACGCTTGCTCTCGCGGCGTTTTGCCAGCTAGCGGTATGACGATCAACGTACCTTCACTTGTGACCTCAGCCGGTGGTCAGTCAGGCGTA